CCAGCATTGAGATGGGCAAGCCGATCCTGAACGTCGAAACCGGCGAAGTGGAATATGAGAACGATCTCAGCAACGCCAAGTTTGACGTGGCTGTTGATGTCGGCCCGGCCAGCGCCACCAAGCGCAGCGCAACGGTTCGCGCGCTGTTGGGCATGATCCAGCTTGCGCCCGATCCCGAGACGCAGCAGGTGCTGACATCGATGGCCATGATGAACATGGACGGCGAAGGCATCGGCGAGGTGCGCGCATACTTCCGCGACAAGCTCATCAAGATGGGCGTCATCCAGCCGACCGAGCAGGAAGGCGAGAAGCTGCTGGCCGAAATGCAGGCCGCGCAGCAGCCCGATCCGCAGGCGCAGTATCTGCAAGCCGCCGCGATGGAAGCGCAGGCCAAGGCAGGCCAGGCTCAGGCCAACACAGAATACACCTTGGCGCGTGCGGAAGAAACCCGCGCCAAGACCGTTGAGGTGCTTGCTGGTATCCAGCAGAAAGAGCGCACCAACGTAGTGAACACGGCGAAGGCTCTGCAAGAAGCCGTCGCCCCCGGAATGCGGCAACCACCCAGCCGCACAATGTAATGGGTGAGAAAATCGCGAGGATCGCATGACTGAATTGGCAGAACAGATCGAAGAGGACTTTGAAGTCGAAACTGAAGAAACCGAAGTTGACGAGGCCGAGATGGCCGAAGGCGATGAGGCCGAAGCAGAAGACGAAGAGGTTGTGATTTCGATTGACGGGGAAGCGCCAGCCCCGGAGGAAGATGAGGAAGCCCGCGCCCCTGATTGGGTCCGGGATCTTCGCAAGCAGTATCGTGAGGAGAAACGTCGTGCCAAGGAACTGGAACAGCGTCTAGCACAGGTCGAACAGCGGAACACACCCGGGGTCGCGCCCCTTGGACCGAAGCCAACGCTTGAGAAAGCCGATTACGACACTGACCGATATGAGAAGGATCTTACTGCGTGGTATGAGAAGAAGCGCCAGCATGACGAGCGCGAGGCTGCCGTAAAGTCTGAACACCAAGCTGTTCAGAAAGAATGGGAGCGCAAGCTGGAAAGCTATCAGGGGGCGAAGGCCGGCCTGAAGGTGCGTGACTTCGAGTTCGCCGAGGATGTCGTTCAAGACAATCTCAGCGTCATGCAACAGGGCATGATCGTGCAAGGCGCCGATAACCCGGCCCTGGTCGTTTATGCTCTGGGCAAGAACCCGAAAAAGGCGAAGGAAATCGCTTCCATCACAGATCCCGTGAAGTTCGCCTTCGCGGTTGCGAAATTGGAGACGCAGTTGAAAATCTCGAACCGTAAGGCTCAATCGTCACCCGAGCGCAAGATCAGCGGCACTGCCCGCCCGTCTGGCGCGGTTGACAGCACCCTAGACCGCCTGCGGTCTGAAGCAGAAAAGACTGGCGACTATTCCAAGGTTTTCCAGTATAAGAAGCAGAAGGCCAAGGGCTAACCCCCACACATGAAGGACCGCTAAAATGGCGAACTCGTTTAGTAAAGAAGAGCGCGTAGCGTTCGAGAACATCCTCGAGGGCTTCAACGACGCTTTGGTGATGTCGCGCAACGTGTCGGTTTACAACACCGACGGCTCGATGATGGAACGCACCAACGACGTGATCTGGCGTCCGCAGCCCTACATTGCGACCTCGATCAACGGCGCACCGCGCACCGACATCTCGGCTCAGTTCGTTGACTTCACCCAGCTTGCTGTCCCGGCAACGCTTGGCTTCAACAAGACCGTGCCGTTTGCTCTGGACGCTCTGGAACTGCGCGACCAGCTTCAGGAAGGCCGCCTTGGTGACTCCGCAAAGCAGAAACTTGCTTCGGACATCAACGTCGCCATCATGAACGTGGCTGCTGCTCAGTCCACCCTCGTCGTGACCCGTTCCGGCTCTGCCGGCGGTTACTCCGACGTGGCCGAATGCGATGCCGTGTTCAACGAGCAGGGCGTGCAGATGTTTGACCGTTATCTGGCGCTGTCTTCGCGCTCGTATAACGGCATGGCGTCGGATCTCGCTGGCCGTCAGACCATGACGGGCAAGCCGACCACCGCTTATGAGCGTTCGTTCGTCGGTGAAGTTGCTGGCTTCCAAACCTACAAGATGGACTATGCCAACCGCATCCTGGGGAACACCACCCCGGTCGGTGACATCACCATCAACGGTGCGAACCAGTACTACACCCCGCGTGCGACCTCGACCGCAGGCACGGGTGAAACCAACAACGTGGACAACCGTTACCAGTCGCTCAACATCACGTTGGCTGCCGGCGCTGTTGTGCGTGTTGGTGACTGCTTCAAGTTGGCAAGCGTCAACGCGTTGCACCACATCACCAAGGGCGACACTGGCCAGGCCAAGACGTTCCGCATCATCTCGATCACCTCGGGTGGCGGCACTGCAGGCAACAACACCGTTGTCATCTCCCCGCCGATCATCTCGGCTCAGGGCGGCACCGATGCTGAACTGCAGTACAAGAACGTCTCGGCCACCCCGGCCAACGGTTCGACCGTCACCATCCTGAACGTGGACGCTGCCGACATCAACGTGTTCTGGCAGAAAGACGCTCTGGAAATCCTGCCGGGCCGTTACGCAATCCCGACCAACGCTGGCGTTGACGTGATGCGTGGCACCACCGATCAGGGCATCGAACTGGTGATGCAGAAGTTCTACGACATCAACACCGCCATCACGAAGTATCGTATGGATACCTTCTTCGGTGTTGTGAACAAGCAGCCTGAAATGTCGGGCATCATGCTGTTTAATCAGGTTCCCTGATCTGATAGCATCGGGGGCGGGGAAACTCGCCCCCTTTCACCTACTCAGAAAACCCATGTGGAATATGTTTAAGGTGTTCAACTGAATGGCAGTTTGGGCAAAGAACTTCTAAGTTATCCATGTCATTATTTTTCCTATTCCTATCCTTGTGATGAACTCCAAGAATTTTTGGTTCGGCGTCATATCCGCATCTTTCGCAAAAATTTATCATTCCGCGCCGAAGCATGCTTTTCCTGACGGTGGAAAATTTAGGCTTCCACGTTTCCTTGCTCTGTTTGCTTGTACAGGCTCTGCTGCAAAACTTTCTGTTTTGTGATTTGGAGGCAAGAAACTCGTTGCCGCAGAACGCACACTTGCACAGAGTGCGTCCTTTGCCCTTGAGTGACTTGCTATAGCATTCTCTTGAGCAGTATTTTGCCGTTTTACATCTAGACGAAATGTGGCTAAATTCACCACCACACGTGGCGCAGGTGGCATCCACCTGAACCCTAGATGCCAAAGCGAGGCACCGTCTGGAGCAATACTTCGCCGTTTCAGAACGGTATTTCGGAAAACTGAAAACTGTGCCACAATGCGCGCAAGGTTTTTCCATGGAGGTCAGCATGCCTTTGGTTAAGGGCTACGGCAAGAAAGCTATAGCCGAAAATATACGAACTGAAAGTAAAAGCAAGCCGCGCAAGCAGGCCATCGCCATTGCGCTGAACACCGCGCGCACCGCCGCCATGAAGGCAGGCAAGCCGTCGAAGGCACCGAAAGGCAAGAAGAAATGACCACCATGCTCTACAAGTCGCCAGGCCAGTTCAAGCGCAGCGCAAGCGAGACGTTTGATCTGTGCATCGTGGACGACGACGAGATTGAAGCCACCATCAAGGCTGGCTGGCATTACACCGTGCGCGAGGCTATCGCAGCCGCCAGCGGTGCTTCGCAAGATCCTGAACCCGAGGCCGAGGCCAAGCCGAAGCGTGGCCGCACGCGCAAATCTGAGGTTGAGTGATGGCATACACCAAGCGCGACATCGTGAACCGGGCATTCGAGGAGATCGGCCTTGCGGCCTATGTCTACGATCTGGCCCCGCAGCAGCTTGAGGGCGCCTTGCAGCGCCTCGATGCGATGATGGCAACCTGGAACGGCAAGGGCATCCGCCTGCGCTATCCTCTGCCGTCCTCGACGGCTGCCAGCGATCTGAACCAAGACATCGGCGTTCCCGATGACGCGCTTGAAGCCATGCACCTCAATCTGGCGGTTCGCATCGCGCCGGGATATGGTAAGACCGTATCGCCCGACACGAAGGCCAACGCGCAGCTTGCCTATAAGGCACTGCTGTCTCGCTCAACCTTCCCGACCGAAATGCAGCTTGGCAATATGACGATCCCGAGCGGCCAGGGCAACAAGGGCTGGCGCTATTACAACGACGCGTTCCTGCGTCAACCGATTGACCCGCTGACGGTTGGCCCGGACAGCGCATTGACATGGGAATGACGCGATGACCAACATCAATCAGCTTTCTTCGCTCGACACGATCCAGCTTGGCGATCTTCTCGCCGTCTGGTCCACGAATAACGGCGACACGCGCAAGGCATCGATGAGCCTGCTGCTGTCGTTCATGCAGGCCAACCTGACGCTGCCCGGATCGCTGACGACGCAATACGCGGCACCGAGCGCCACCGGGTTCTCGGTCACTGTATCGGCGGCCAACACATGGCTGCTGCTGACGCCTACGGCGACATTCGCGGCTGGCACCATCGTGCTGCCGGCATCTGCCGCCGACAAGGCCGAGGTGAGCGTCAACTGCACGCAGATCGTCAGTTCGCTGACTGTCTCGGCAGGTGGCACCACTGTCACCGGCGCCCCGACCACCTTGGCCGCTGCCAACGCCTTCTTCACCATGCGCTTCGATGCGGCAACCAACGCCTGGTATCGGGTATAACCTCATGATGATCCCCTTGCTGAGCGGAATTTTTACCGACAGCACGCCCGACTTTCGGACGGGCTATCCTGTCAACCTTGTGCCTGTGCCGAAATCCACGGGCATCTCGGAGGGCTATCTTCGCCCGGCAGAGGGCATCGTCAAAACGGGTGACGGCCCAGGCTCGAACCGTGGCGGCCTGAACTGGAACGGCGTGCTTTACCGCGTGATGGGAACCAAGCTGGTGACTGTCGCGCAAGATGGCACGGTCATAGTGATCGGCGACGTGGGCAGCGGTGGGCGCGTGACGTTCACCTACAGCTTTGACTATCTGGCGGTTGCGTCTGGCGGGCGGCTCTATCTTTACGACGGCACCACGCTGGCGCAGGTGACTGACCCGGATCTTGGCACGGCTCTGACGGTGGTCTGGGTCGATGGTTACTTCATGACCACGGACGGCGAGTTTCTCGTCATCACGGAACTGAACAACCCCTTTGCCGTCGATCCGCTGAAGTATGGATCATCCGAAGCAGACCCTGACCCGGTGAAGGCACTGCTGAAGCTGCGCAATGAGATCTATGCGCTGAACCGCCACACCATTGAGGTGTTCGACAACACCGGCACGGCGGGCTTTCCGTTCCAGCGCATCCCCGGCGCGCAGATGCAGAAAGGCACGCTCGGCACGCACACCTGTTGCGTCTTTGGCGAGAACATCGCCTTCATGGGTAGCGGCACCAACGAGAACATCTCGATCTACATTGGGGCCAACGGCACGGTGTCGAAGATCGCCACGCGCGAGATTGAGGAAATCCTGGCCGGATACACCGAGGCACAGCTTTCCACCTCGTTCATGCAGGAGCGCACCGAGGGCGCGCACCAGTTCCTTGACATCCACCTGCCGGATCAAACCATCGTGTTCGACGCCGCCGGATCGCAGGCTGTCGGGCAGCCTGTCTGGTTCTTCCTGCGCACGTCGCTGGTCGGCCTCGGTCGGTGGGCTGTGTGCGATGCTGTCTGGGCTTATGATCGGTGGAACGTCTGCAAGCCCGCTGACACCGACGTGGGCTATCTCGACAAGAGCATCGCCACGCACTGGGGCGAGACCATTGGCTGGGAGTTTGGCACGGCTATCGTTTACAACGAAGGGCGCGGGGCGATCTTCCATGAGATGGAACTTGTCAGCCTGACGGGCCGCGTGCAGCCCGGCGCCGATCCGACCGTGTGGACATCGTATTCGCTTGATGGGCTGACCTACAGCGTCGAGAAGCCGGCGCGCGTTGGCAAGCTGGGCGAATACAACAAGCGGGTGGTCTGGCTTCAGCAGGGTTCCATGCGCAACTGGCGTTTGCAGAAGTTTCGTGGCACCAGCGAGGCGCAGCTTGCGATGGCACGGCTGGAGGCGCGGGTTGAACCGCTGGCGTTCTGATGGCAGATCCGACCCCGCTAAACCGCAACCAGATCGCCGCCTTTGTCGGCAATGACCCTGACGCCATTCGGGCGATCGAGCGGCTGTTCAAGGTCGCTGGGCAGTTGACGCCTGCCGACATTGCCACGCTGACGCAGTTGATCGTGGACAACACCCTTGCGCTGGGTGCGGCAGACAACAAGGCAGAAGTGGCACTTTCTGAGGCATTTGATGCCAAACGGCACGCCGATCTGATCGCCAAGGGGCCGGTGCCAGAGGCGAACAATTCTCTGCGCACGGATTATCTGGATTTGAACCTTGCAGCGCCGCATGTCAGCCGGATCGGTCGCTTGGCGTGGAACGATGCCGATCAGACTGCTGATCTCGGCATGGAATACGGCGTGGTCCAGCAGATCGGCCTGGAGTATTACGCGCGGGTCGAGAACATGACGGGCGTCATGATCCCTAACGGCACGGTGGTCGGGTTTGCCGGCGTCGGCGCGAACAACGTGCTTTCGGTCACGCCATATCTGGCAGACGGAACCCTGTCGTCGCTCTACATCCTCGGCGTTCTGACGCATGATCTGCCGGACAGCGGCGAGGTCGGCTATTGCACGGTCTGGGGCCATGTGCGCGGCGTTAATACCAGCGCGTTCTCGGTCGGCGACATTCTCTATGCCAGCCCGACAGTGGCAGGCGGGCTTACCGCGACCAAGCCGACCGCGCCTGACAACGTAATCCCGGTTGCGGCTGTGCTGGCATCTGACGCGGTCAACGGCGAAATATTCGTGCGTCCGACCATAGAGCAGCAGCAATATTATGGCGAGTTCTCGAAGACAGGAACGGTGTCGCCAGCCTCGGCCAACGTCGCTTATGCGGTGACGTGGGACAACGCTGACATTTCTAACGGCATCAGCATCGTGTCTGGCACCCAGCTTACTGTCGTTGACTCTGGCCTGTATCAGTTCGATCTGACGTTGCAGCTTTCGAGTTCAAGCGCCAGTGCCAAGACGGTGCGCTTTTGGTATAAGAAAAACGGCACCAACGTCTCAAACTCCATGCGCCTCATCACGCTGGACATCAACAACGGATACTCTCCCCTATCAATGGCCGAGTTTTTCAGCCTAGATGCCGGCGAGTATATTGAGTTGTGGTGGATGTCTGACGACACAAACGTGTCGCTCTCTACTGTGGCAGCCGGTGGCACCGCGCCGAATGATTATCCAGCCGCGCCCGCCGGATTGATGGCGGTGACGCAGGTTCAGCAATAAGGAGGCCAACATGGCAGTGACACCAAAGGTTCTGATCCCGGCCAAGCAGGCCGAGGCTGTGCAGACCGCGCAGTACACCGCCACGGCGGTCAAGGCTATCATCGACAAGTTCACCGTGACCAACACCAGCGCCAACAACGTCACGCTGTCGGTCAACCTTGTGACCGTTTTGGGAACTGCCGGGGCCAGCAACTTGATCCTGGACGCCCGCGCCATCGCGCCTGACGAGACCTACACCTGCCCTGAGTTGGTAGGCCAGGTGCTTGAGGCTGGCGGCTTCATCTCGACGCTGGCCAGTGCCGCCACGTCGCTCACAATTCGTTGCTCAGGTCGGGAGATCTCCTAATGGACTATGAAGAAATGGAATACGGCCTGCCGAAGATGAAGATCGCCAGCGCAGCCGACAACAAGAAGAACAAGCAGGTGGCGATCGATAGCTGGCAGTTCGGCCCGGCCAACCCGTCGCTTGATCCGAAGGCGAACAAGCCGTTCTGGGCTGGGCTGGCGAAGGCCTGGGACATGAACGAGAAAGAGGCCCGCCGTCGCATGTGCCTCAACTGCGAATACTTCTGCGTTGACCCGATGATGCAGGCCATGATGGAAAGCATCCCGGTGACGGACTATGACGCCTCTGGCGGTGGTCGCGGCTACTGCAAGAAGTTTGAGTTTGTCTGTTCCGCCCTGCGCGCCTGTCAGGCGTGGGATGATTGAGGGCTTGGCAAAATGAAGGATTTGCGCGATACTGCCGACGCTGAGACCAACGGCATCCAGCAGCCACACCGCACCGAGGGCTGCGAGTTGGATAAAGCACTAATCGAACATTTCTCTGAGACGCTTGCGCTGCCCGCAGAGGCAACGCAGTTTCTCATGGACGTTTGGTCGTGCATCCAGCTTTTTGACGATGTGGCCGATGGCGACATGGTAGAGCGTGCGGATCTGGATAAGGTGATCTGGATCACGCTGGTCGGGCTGCACGCCAACCCGTTCTTCGAGGCCAAGAAGGCCGCGCTGCTGCCTGTGCTGTCCGTCGCTATTCTGAAGTGGCAGGCATCGGACAAGGCTGAGCGGATGGGGCAGGCTGACGCGAGATCCTACGTCTGGCGGGCTGGCTATTATGATCTGGTCCTGCTGACGGTTCAGCTTTGTCATGGTGTTGAGGTCGCCACCGCTTTTTCGCATGTGGTCATGCAGATGTATGGCGAGACGCTTGGCGAATATCTAAAGGAGTTCGGCAATGCCTAATCCAGTAACAGGCCTTATGGCCGCAAGCTCTCTCGGCAGTGCAGCGATACAGTCAAGCGCAGCCAAGAAGGCTGCCAGCGCCACAACGCAGAGCGCAGAGGCCGCGATTGAAGAGCAGCGCCGCCAGTTCGACGCCATCCAGGCTCTTATGAAGCCGTTTGTTGAGACCGGCACGACTGCGCTTTCTCAACAGGCTGCGCTTTTGGGCATCGGCGGGGCAGACGCGCAGCGCACGGCTATTAGTGCTTTGGAGCAAGGGCCTCAGTTTCAGTCTCTTGTCCAGCAAGGTGAAAACGCCATCATGCAAAGCGCAGCGGCCACTGGTGGGCTGCGTGGTGGCAACGTGCAGGCTGCCTTGGCGCAGTTCCGCCCGCAGATCCTGTCTGGCCTAATTGAGCAGCAGTATAGCCGTCTGGGCGGTCTGGCAACGGCGGGACAAAACGCTGCCGGAAATCTTGGCACCTTTGGTCAGACGACGGGCGCGAATGTTGGAAACCTCTATGGCAACATAGGTCAGGCTCAAGGCGGACTGGCTTTGGCCAGAGGAAACACATTCGGAAATCTTGCAGGTGATTTCGGCCAGTATCTTGGCCAGATCCAGTCTGGGGCAATTCCTAATCCATTCGGCGGCGGCACCTCGCTTGCGCCCACAACCTCAATTCGCCCGATGGGGAGACCGTACTGATGGTCCAGCCAATTGATTATAATCTGAACGTCCTAAGCCCCATGCAGCGGTTCACCGAGGGCCTGAAGTTCGGTGAGGATCTTCTGACTGCGCGTTTGGCGCGGGATGAAACGCAGCAACTGATGGGAATGCGTGCAGCGCAGGAAGCCCGTGCGGTCACAGCGGAGCAAGAACGTCGTGCTGCCGCCGAGGCAGAGCGTGCGCGCGCAGAAAAGATGCAGGCTGACTTGGGTGGCCTCGTTGCATTGGCCGAGGGCGGCAACCTAACGACAGACGCGATCAATCAGTTCCGTCTGACATACGCGAAAACCCTTGACGATGTGACCAATGTTTTCACGTCTATGGAGCAAGAGCGTCAAAAGCCGCTGAAGGACTTTGGCGTCAAGTCTGTGACGCTTGCGCTCACTGGCAACGCGGCTGCCGCAGAGGCTCTTTATCAAGAGCGCATTGACGCGGCTAAAAATGCTGGCACGCCGGAAGCGATGCAGGAGGCGCAGGCGCTGGAAGCGGAACTTGCAACCCTGAAGGCCAACCCGATCAATTTTGCCACGGCTCAGGCAACCCTGTTGCGTCACGCTGACTACATCAATGATGAACAGTTGAAGGGGCTGCTGGATCTTGCGAAGCAGGGGAAACCCGGCACTGCCGACGTGCAAAAGGCCGAAAACATTGGTGGCATTGCTGTTGTAACAACGCTGACCGACGGCACGGTTCAAATTAAAGATGCCAGAACCAATGAGGTTGTCACAGGCCCCGCTGCTGACAAGCTATTGGAAGAGGCATCTGACATACAGGCGAGAATGGCAGGTGCGAAATCTGGCGCGGCTGAAGAAGCGAAGCTTATTGCCGGGATTAACTTTGGCCGTCTCGCGGCTGCTGAAACTGAAATGGGCGCGCAGGCTGTTAAACTTGGCATCGATGCGTTTGCGCAACTTGGCCTTGTCAACGCCAACATCGCGAACCTCGACCGGGCCATTCAGCTTGTTGAGGAAGAAGGCGCGAACACTGGCGTCATCGCGAACAAACTTCCAAGCTGGAGCGATGCTACCATTGAACTCAAAAACATGCAGAACACGCTCGGCCTTGACGTGATTGGTGCAACCACATTTGGCGCGTTGTCTGAGAGCGAATTGGATTTGGCTTTGCAAACAGCTTTGCCAACAAACCTGAGAGAAGAGGCGCTTGCAAATTGGCTTCGCGCCAAAAAGGCCGCTCAGAAAAAGGTGGCAGGATACCTGACCCAGAAGGCCGAGTTCTTCTCAACTGGCCGTGGCCCGGATCAGTGGCTTGCATTTGTGAGCAGCGGCGAGACAGACGTAAACAAGTGGATGCGTAAAAACCCGCTTGGTCGCGGGGCCGCTGCGCCCACGACAGCCGCACCTACTGGTGAGGGCCTCCGTGCTGAAGATCTGCAATACCTGGAGGGGAATTAACAATGGCCTTCACGGAAGCGCAGCTAAAGGAAGCCGCCCGCAAGGCATATGCCGCCGGCGACACGGCTGCTGCTAAGCGTCTTATTGATGCAGCAAGGGCTGCCGCTGCTGGTGTTACTGTTGAACGACCCGCTGCCGCTGCACCTGCCGCTGCCACCACAACGCCTGCACCTGCCGCCACCGCCCCTGCCACCGCTGCTGCGGCTCCTTCCGGCGAAAAGGTCGTCATGCAGGTCGAAGGCGGTGGCCGTGTCGTGCAGATGCCGTTTGAAGGCACTGAGGCTGTTGATGTCGTAACGGGCCAACAGGTGCCGCGTTACAGCTTCGTCAGCCCCGGCTATTCGACCAACGATCAGCGGATCGTGCAGGGCATCATGCAGGGGCTTCCCGTTCAGGAAGCCATCGCAGCGGTTGGCGGCGCACCTGCGGCCCCGTTGCGTGAGCAATTCAGCCGTGAAGAATTTGCCACCGCAGGGCGCGCGGCTGGTGGCCTTGTCGGCGGCGAAGGCGTGGCCGAGATCCCCGAAACCATGCCGCTTGTGCGTCCCGGCGGCGCGGAGGTTTCATTCCCTGCGCCCGTGCGCGCGGTCGGTGAATATCTTGGAGACGCGGCCATCGCTGCCGGCGGCGCTGGCTCTGGCGCTTGGAATTATGCAGGCGGCGCGATTGCCGACGTGATGGCTTCGACCGGGCTGATGTCGCCGGAGACGGCGCAACGCTTTGCACGCGATTGGGCGGCCTTGCCGGAGGCTTTTGCTGGATCGCCCGGCCAGCTTACCACTGCGCCGCGCCTTGCGGCCCCTAGAGGCGTGCGTGGCGCGCCTGCTGCGGCCCCTGCTGCTGCGGCTGAAGCGCCTTTGATGCTGCCGCCCCCGCCGCGTGCGCTTCCCGCGCCGTCTGCCGCGCCGTCTGCCGTGCGGCCTACTGTTGCGCCGCCTGCATCTATGCCGCCAGCAGCGCCGCCTGTGGCTCCTGTGGCAGCCGCTGCGCCTTCGCCTGCACTTGGTGCTGCAACGGGCGCTGGACCAGCTGCGGCGCCTCCTGGCGGCCCGTCTGCGCGCCCTGCCGCTGCGGCTGCGGTAGACGAGGACGCACGGATCGGTGAGTTGATCCGCAAAGGCGCAGCTTTCGGAATTGGAGGCCGTCGCGCCCGAGATGAGCTTGCCCGTCTTGCAGTAGCAAACCCAGAAGCCAAGGCGGCGGCTGACCGTCTCGGCATCGAGTTGCCCGTTGATGTTCTTTCTGATGTGCGCCAAATCCGTGAAGCGATTGGCATGACTAGATCCATCGGCGGATCGGAGGCCAAAAGAACATGGTCTGACAATCTCACCGACATCACGGAGAGGGCCGACAAGGCAATCACTGATCTGGCTGGCGCAACCGATCTTTCGACGGTTTCTAGTTCCGTTTTGAACAGCCTCGACAAAACGCGCACCCAACTGCGCGGAGAAGCCGAAAAAATATATGATGACGTGGAAGCCATTGTTCCGCCTAGAACAGTATTCCAGCCCAACAACATCGTCATCGCTTTGAACAAGATCATTGGCGACCTTGGCGGCGTTGAAGGCATGACGGATGCTGAGCGTAAGCTGTTCAAGCTGGTCACAAACCCAGATCAGCCAGTCACCTACATGCGGTTGATGCGAGAAAAGGATCAAATCCGCCGGGCGAAGGATGGAGACATTCGGGACAACCCCTATGGCAGCATTGACCAAAGATCGCTTCGGACCATGTATGACGCGCTTGTCGCTGACCAACTGGTCAACGCTGAACGCATTGGTGGTGTCGATCTGAGAAAAAACCTTGAGTTGGCCAATTCTCTTTGGGCGCAGCAAAGCGAACTCGGCGATAAAATTGTTCTTGGCTTTGGCAAGGACATGAATGGCAGCATCTCGCAAAAGCTAAGAAGCGCGATCACAACTGGAAAGAAGGGCGACATTTCTGGCTTGAACAGTATTTTGGAGATCATTCCAAAAGACCTGCGCAAAGAGGCGGTTTTGTCAGCCATCCGTGAGGTTTCCACCAGCACGCAAGGTGGAGAGCGCGGGTTTGGGTTTTCTCAATACACCGACTTCTATTCCAGCATGCGCAGAAATCCTGTCGTTTACAAAGAGATCGTCAAGAACATCGGTCCAGAAGCCGAGGCTGTTCTACGCGATCTTTATGAGGTTTCGCGCCGCGTGACGGATGCTCGAGCCAATGTCATATCCACTGGCAAGGCGAACCAGCCGCTTTATGGGGCTATGGTTGCCGAGGGCCTAGTCGGCAAGGTGTTCTCTTCAACCGCTGGCCGTCGTGCGGTGCGTGCGGCTGGAAGCGGCGGCGGCGCTCTTGTCGGCGGCATTCCCGGCGCAATGCTTGGCGATGCGATAACGGATGCGATAACATCAGGATCTCCTGATCGCCTCAAAGACGCTGGCAAACTGTTCGCGTCAGATGCGTTCAAGGATCTCGTTGAGAAAGCTGCAACCAACACCGTCACCGAGACTTCAAAGCGCCGCGTTCTGGCCGATCCGGCTTTTAGAAAGTGGGCCAAGGCCGCTGACATCGGCGACCCGCGTCTCTGGATCGACGGCGCACTTCTGACGCTGACGGCAGACGAGGGCGAGAAGCCCCAGGCAGCCCCGCAATGACCCTATCCAAACCCCTGCATTTCGTGTTAAAAAACCTCGTGCCAAAAGGAGGCGATCATGACGATCAAAAGTAATGGCGGCGTCTTCGGTCGCAATCCCACGTTCAACAATGTCGGCATTGATGGGACGCTGACCGCCGGTCAAAACATTGTCATGGCAGACGGTAAAGGCATCGACTTCTCTGCCACCCCTGGCACTGGCACAAGCGAACTGTTTGATGACTATGAAGAGGGAACGTGGTCGCCTGTTGTGTGGGATGCTTTAACGGGCGGGAACGCCTGCGGCATGACAGTTGGAAGCGTCACTTTTGGATCTTACACTAAAATTGGCAGAATTGTTAGCCTTCAGGGAAGTTTCCGCATCTCCAGCGTAAGTGGCGTGACCACATCGAACATTGCTTGGATACGCGGGCTTCCGTTTGCACCCGCTGCCGATCAAAACACATACACAGGCGGAAACGTATCCCGCATAAGTTTTGTTGATACACCTGCTGGATGTATCAATCTTGGCATTGCTGTCAGGACCGACGGCAACATGTCAGTAACAACAGGTTTTGACAGTTTAACAGCAGGTGCTTTAAGCATCGCACAAATCCAAAGTGTGAACGCCAACCACTTCTTGGCCTTCAACGTCACATACGCTGTCTGACATTTTGTGACGAAAACCACTGGAAAGGACGCCAAATGCCGCTGACACAACTCGCCCCGCCTTATCCGGTTTTCACCGACAAAAACGGTGATCCGCTCGACGCGGGCTATCTGTATTTCGGCACGGCGAACCTGAACCCGGAAACCAATCCGATCCAAGTTTACTATGATGCGGCATTCACCCAGCCGGCGGCCCAGCCCCTGCGCACGTCGAATGGCTACGTCATGCGGAACGGAAGCCCGGCGCTGATTTATGCCAACGCGCAGTTCTCCGTCACGGTGCGGAACAAGAACAACGAGTTGGTGATCTACAGCCCAGTCGGCTATGGCATCACCCCCGGCACGACTGCCAGCCGCACAGATCAAATGATCTACAACGAAGGATCAAGCGGCGCTGTAGACCGCGTTCTGACTTCGCGCTTGCAGGATTTCGTTTCTGTCAAAGATTTCGGCGCTGTCGGGAATGGTGTTGCCAACGACACAGCCGCAATCCAAGCGGCGTTCAGCAGCGGCGCGACTAACATCTGGATACCGCAAGGGACGTATCGCGTCTCCGGGGTTCCCGTCAATATCCCGTCGAATGTTCGCATCAAATGCGACGGCAAGATCATTGTTACCGACGCAATCCCTGCGGCTTCATATCTTGGCGCATTCGTTATCAGCGCAAGGTCAAGTGTTGAGTGGGACGGCGGCCTGATCGACTTTTCCGGCTTCCCTGCTTACGACAACAACATCTTCTTTGTCACTAACTCGACGGATGTGACGATCAAGAACGTCCGCATCATTGATGCTGATAACGACCGCTTCCCGCTTGGCCCCGTGCGCGGCCTGACAAATAATAGGTTGTTCCTGAAAGACATTGTGATGACCAATGTCGGTGGCATCGGATACAATGCGCTCAACAACACCAACTCCGTTTTTGACGGGCTGCACATCACCACAACGACCAATCAAAAGTCTGCTATCGACACTTCTGGTGGTGGTTACAACCGATATGCAAACTGCACAGTAATTTCGCCGTCGAACACCACAACGTCGGCGTTCTCCTTTAACGACCCCAAATCAGTTTGCACTGGAAACGTTACTGTCGGCGGCGCTTTCGGTATCACTGTTGGTCATGCGCCATATCCGGCTGACCATAGCGCCGTCACTGGAAACGTCATAAACGCGCCGGCGTCGATCGGGATCAACATTCAGGCATCGAAATACGCCACCATCACTGGCAACACGGTCAATGACACCATCACTGGCATCACGGTGACAACCCTTGGCTCGTTTAACGTCGTTACCGGGAACACCGTGTTTGATTGCAGCTATGGTGTGAGGATCAACACCTATTGCGTCGCAACGGGCAACATTGTTGTCGGGGCTTCCATCGCTGGCTACCAACCTTCGGCTGATAACGCGCGGAACCTCCATGTCGGAAACGGTGCTTTCAACGGCACTGGTCAGGGATTTCGCATGGGCATTGCGGCCTCTCAAATCAACAACACGCTGGTTGGAAACTTGGCTGGTGACAGTCAAGGTGTGCCGACGCAGACGGTAGGCTTCTCAAGCCTGAGCGCCCAGAACAACCTCTTCGGGAATAGCACTGATGGGAACCATGTCACGGCAGAGTTCCAAGGTGTTTACTCGTCGATCCCGCTCAAGGACACCTCTGACACCAATGACTTCCTGACACCCATCTCTGATGGCGACACTGGCGGGACGGGTTCTGCTGGTGCTGGGAAGCAATACGTCGAGCTTCAAGTCGGCACGACAACATACAAAGTGTTGCATGACGGGACCGTGTAACGCAGTGCGGCTAGACCGTGGACAGTCCTAAGCCAAAGGAGAAAATCATGGCTCTCACGAAGACCACCAAGAACGACAAGATCGAAATCATCCAAACCGCCTTGGGCTATCCCGTGGTGCAGGTTCGCACGGCGACGATCATCTCAGAGGATGGCGTGGAGATCAGCCGCACCTTCCATCGCCATGTGCTGACCCCTGACGCTGATCTGTCGGGCGAAGATGCAGACGTGGCCGTCCTCGCTGGCACTGTGTTCACAGATGAAGCCAAGGCGGCGTTCGCTGCCGCTCAGGATGGTGTATGATGAACGGTAAGCCGGTGGAAACCGTGAGACCAATCTTCGGGCCTGTCGTTATGGCAGTGTTCCGCCCCGTAATCGTCAAATAAGGAGGCGATGATGCCCGCGACAACCAAGACTATCTCGGCTCAGAACACGTTCACTGACCCGGTTCTCATCATCGGCGACTTCAACCTGTCGATCTCTGGAACATTCGTTGCCACCGTGACCGTGCAACGCTCGACCGATGGCACCACCTGGCGTGACGTTGACACCTGGACGGCACCGTCTGAAGAAGTCGGCTACGACCCGATGAAGAACTATTATCGCGGTGGCGTTAAGACCGGCGACTACACCTCTGGCTCGGTCACGATCCAGTTGAATGGCTACGACAACTGGCCGCCGCGTTACTGATATGGCCAAGGGTTTGTATAGCAACATCGCTGCCAAGCGCGCGCGCATCAAAGCCGGATCTGGCGAGAAGATGCGCAAGCCTGGCACCAAAGGCGCACCCACGGCGGCGGCTTTCAGAGCCTCTGCCGTGACGGCCAAGCCGAAGAAAAAGGGCAAGTGATGGCAAAGACGCCTGCTTGGACGCGCAAAGAAGGCAAGAACCCCAAGGGCGGCTTGAACGCCAAGGGGCGCGCGTCCGCGAAGGC